TCACTCGTCAATTGCCTCGTTATCGAAGATCGCTACAGCCGCCTTTGCCAGCACCTTCTGGCGGGCGGCTTTCGTGTATCTTTTGACCTCTTTCGAGGTCGTGTGGCCGGTCATCGACATGATCTGATGTTCGCTTGCGCCGCGATCGGCGAGGCGCGAAGCGGCGGCCTTGCGCAGGCCGTGGGCAGCGCAATGGAACAGTCCTGCTTCATCGCAGCGTTTGCGGAACCAGTTGCCGAAACCGTTCGATGTGAACGGCTTGTTGAACTCGGTCACCAGCAGTGTCAGGTCTCCGCACGGGCTCTTGTCGATGACATCGGCAAGGGTCGGGTGGATCGGGATCGAGAGCTTCACCGGCTTGCGCCGCCGGTTCTTGAACTGGGTGAAGTGAAACCATCCGTTCGACATGTGCTGTTTGCCAAACGCAATGATGTCGCTGCGCCTCTGGGTCGTGTAGAGCATGAGGGTCAGCGCCAGTCTTGCCTTAGTTCCGACCGGATGGCGCGCCTCAAACTGGGCGACTTCGTTGTCAGTCCAAGAATGAAAGCCGTCGCCCTCAGATTTGAAGTAGTCGACGTCGCGAGCCGGGTTAGCCGGCGCAAGTTCGACGTCCTTGCTGGTCGCCCAATTGAACACCGCACGCAGCGCCTTGACGCGACCGTTGGCGGCCTCGGGCAGTTCCGCCTTACGATCACGCAGCACGCGCACGGCCTTGGCGCCGAACGACGGCAGGGGCATGTCTTCAAACAGACGGGTTCCGCCTGGCTTAGTGGGCTCGGCCCATATGTGCTCGATAATGCCTTTGCGCACCTTGCGCGTGCCGGCATCGAGCTGCTTGAACACTGCCGACTGGAAGTATTGTTCGCATAGCCAACGCAGCGTGCCCTTCGTCGACAGCTTGGGTCCGACCTTGTCGGCCTTGAGTTCGCCGTTTAGCGCCTGGAAGTAGGCCGCCTCAAACTCGGGTAGCCCCGGATGACCAGGAAGGCGGATTTTGAGCTGGCCCTTCTTGCGGAAGTAAAACCGCAACACTCCATCGGTTTTGTCTTCGACCAGGTACTTTCGTCTGAGCTTTCGTGGCATCAGGTTTCGACATCCCATTCCCCGCCCTCGTCGATGTCTCCACCGGGCAGGCGGTCAAATGCCCGATCGAGTTGAAGGCGGTCCCAAACGGTGCGTCCGTTAGGCCTCTTCGGTCGGGGCATCCTGCCATCCTTCACCATTTCGTCAAACAGGCTGGTCGAGACGCCGACATAGGCCGATGCCTGCTCTCGGTTGAGCCCGCGCACGGGCGGCAAGGGGCAGGCTGTGACTCGGGGCGTCGAGCGACTTAGAGCTACCATCAGGCGACCTCCTCGCATTCGAGCGGTGGTCCGCCGTTGTGGCCGAGCATGGCGGCTGCGCGCGCCTGGTCGCGGCGCTTCTGGTTTTCCTTATGCGTCACCAGCTCCGTATGCTTGGGGTCCGGATTGACGCAGAGGCGGTTGCGGCATTTGTGGTCGAGCTGCTTCTTGCCGGGAATATAACCGTGTTCGTTGGTCCACATGACCAGATGCACAGCGACCGTCTGGCCGCCGAGCGACATGCGCGGGTAGTCCTTGCCCCGGCCGGTTTTTCCCGAAGTGGGGCCTCGCCAGATCCAGCAGCCCGAAACGGGGTCGATAAAAACCCGCGACATGATCTTTTGGAAGATTTCCAGACGACGGCCGTTCATCCGTGCCGCCTCCAGAGATCGAAATCGGAGCGAAGCTGTTTCCAGCGCTCGGCGGCAGCGGGTTCGTCGTTCAGTTGCTTGCGAGAGGTGATCGCGAGGACGGAGCGCACGCGCGTCGCCGCTCGGTCGTTGGTCAGCGGCGCCTCCAGTCCGTGCTTCTCTTCGAGATACTTCTTGAAGGCCGGTTCGGCGCATTTCATCGCGCATTCGGCCGCGAAGTCCTTCGGCTTCTCCGCGCGCTGCTCCAGTCGGCGGCGTAGCCTGATGATCTCGTCGAAGGCGTACTGCAGAAGGGTGTCCATCGCGCGCATGTAGGTCGGCGCGTGTGTCATCAGGCGGCGATCTTCCCTGCCACAAACCGGCAGGATCAAGGCGATTGTCTCCACTTCGCCGGTCATCGGTTCTTTGGAGCACAGCTCGATTTGGCCGCGTTCGACATCGTAGGATTCGCACCATTCCTCACTGGCAAGGCCGAGCAATTGGCGCGCGTCTCGATACTTCGCCTTCGCAAGCTCAAGGTTCACTTGCGCTCCTCCAGCGTGATCTCGCGCAGGCGCGCGGGCAGCTCGGCCGGATCGTCGTCGCCTTTGCACTCTATGCAGCGGTCGACGATCTCGATCGCGCGCGCCAAGGCGTCACGAAAGCCCTTGCGATATGCGGCGTCGCGCCGCCGCTTCGGGGTGCTGGTCATGCCGCCTGCTCCATGGCGGAGAAGCGGGGCTTCATGATGCTGAGCACGTAGGTCTCGCCGGGCGCGCCTATCGGGCGGGCGAGGACGCGCTTGGCGTCCGGTATGGCGTAGAGGTCGATTTCCGGGCTGGTGACGTTGGCTAGCATCTTCTTCAGCTGCTCGCCGTTCAGGCAGATTTCGAGATCCTGCGGCCCGTCGATTTCGCCGGACATGGACTCGTGCGCGGCCCCGCCGTCGCGGCCCACCATGTCGACGGTGATGCGGCCATCACGTGTGCGGATGTAGAGCGCATCGACCGACGCATCGTCGATCATGATGCAGACACGCTTGATCGAAGCCGAAAGGGTCTCGGTCTTTACGCCAAGGCGGGACGTGCCGGGGACGGGAATGACCTGTTCGTACTCTGGATAGGTGCCGTCGATCAGCTTGGCGGTGATGGTCACGCCATCGAACTTCACCGCCAGAATGAAATCCGTCGCGGCGATCAGTGCTCCTTGAGTTGAGGCATCGAGTAGCTTGCGCACGCTCTCCGCTGCGCGGGGCGGCAGGATGATGTGCGGATAGGCCGAATGATTGTGCGTCGGGAGGGCCGGGCATGCGCCAGTAGGGGCGGAGATCCGTGCGAGGCTAAGGCCATCGGTTGTCGCCACCACCATACCGTCCCCACCCTTTTCGGCATGGATGCAGTAGCCGGTAATCCACGGGCGATCGTCCACCTTCTTGAGAGGGAAGGAAGCCTTGTCGAGTGCAGCCGCCAAGGGCTTACCGGCGATCTCTGTCCAGCCGAGTTCCGCCTTGATTGGGATCGCGGGAAAGTCGTTGGCTGGCAGGAAGGGAATGGACAGGCGCGAATTGCCCGCCGAGATCGCGATACTGTCCTTGCTGCGGCCGGGACCAAAGCTCACTTCGGCGTTCTCCGGCAGGCTGGCGAGGATTTCCTTGAACTTGTCGGCGGGGATCGCAAAGGGGATAGGCTCCTTGATCGCGATCGCCTCGCACTCGGCGTCGATCTGCAGGTCGAGATTGGAGCCGCGCAACAGCACCGCCTCGCCAATCGGCTCCAGCAGCACGTGGGAGAGGATCGGGATCGTGTTGCGGACATCGATCGCGCCCATGACGCGGGAAAGCGCCTGGTGGAGCGTTGAGCGGTGGAGGGTAAACCAGATCTCGGCCATCAGATCAGACCTTTGCGCCGGAAAGCATGTCCGCGACCGCTTTTGCATGGGACGGGGCGGCAAGCCCGAACTCGCGGGAAAACTCGTCCATGGCGGCGGCAAGGTCGCCTTCGGCCATGTAGCGGTAAACGCGCTCGACCCATTCGGGCATCGGGGGCTCGAGGTCCTCCAATGTTCTCGGCGGGTTGTCGTTCTCATCGGTCACAGGAAGCTCAGGCTGGTCAACGGAGCGGTCGTGCTCGATGGCCTGATCTTCGCTCATCGACCGCCAGTCGGGCCAAACACGTGCCATGTTCTTTTTCTGCTTACCGAGAAGGGCCGGCATCAGATCGCTTGCCTGCCCGCCATGGCGCCAGAAGCCGTCCATGGCGAGAATGACAACATCGATCCACTCCGATAGGTCGCGTGGATCCTGCTCGATCTCGCGAAGCTCCTTGCGGATATGGTCTATGATACCGCGCGTGCGGAGCGCGGGGCCGAACGTCTCACGGGACCACTCGATTTGCCGCGCGTAGTAAGTCACCAGATCTTCCCGTGCGGCGAGATTGGGAACGGCTGTGAGCAGGGCGGCGTACTGTCTCAAGGCAACCCGGCGCATTGACGCGGCATAGTGTCCCTCGGTGACGCTGTGGCCGCCAGCTAAGGCTTTCAGCATCTCATCGGTAGGCTCGGTCGGGACCAGTTGCCAAACCTTCGGCACAGCCGCCGACGGCTGATCGAAGGGCGGGCGTGCGTAGACCGGGAACGCGCGCAGATCGTCTTTGTCGCTGATCCACATCGCGCCGAAAGGCGCGTTCTGGATGGGTTCGTACTCGCCGGGGCGGAGCCACGCTACCGGTTCCTCCGACACATGGCTGAGGGCGGCGCGCAAAGCAGCGTCGACGGCGTCGGGGCTACATACTGCGCTGTCACGCTCCCAAAGGACGGCGTGTGCTGCTTCTCGCATTTCCTTGGTAATCACGCTCATGCTGCTTGCTCCTTAGCTGAGCACGCGCCCGCGGTCGGCCGAGGTGCCGGTGTCTGGAGCGGTGGCTTGAAATCGGTGGCGAAAGGCCGGGTGGGATCATCGAGCCAGAGGGCGCAGAGGTCGTGCGGATCGACGCCGTGGCGGTCGGCGATCTCCTGGAAGCTCTCGGTCGCGTCGCTCAGGCTACCAAGGCGGCAGTCGACGAGGGCAGCGGCGAGCCGCGTGCCGTGGGATTGGCGGACAGTTTGAAGCCAACCGTTCGTGGATTGGGTCATGATGAGAGGGTCCAGAAGAAGGCCGCAAAGAGGATGAGGCTTGAGGCGATGGCGCCGAGCGCGCCGCGCACGATCCAGACAGGCGTATCGTTATCAGGGGACACCTGCGGATCGTGGCGGCGGGCTCTCTTCGCCACGGGCTTTACGCCGCGTTCGCCCGGGCGGTGGCGAGGTCTGCGGCCTTCGGGCCGAGCACACGAATTTCTTCAGGGGTGAAGTTTTTGCGCTTCAGATCTTCGGCCGTGCAGCCGTCGCCATGTTCGACCATGGCGAGAACCATGCGGTTGAGAGTGTTTCGGGTCTTAAGTCCGCCGTTCGGTTGCATGTGGATCTCCTACAAATGAGTTTTCAACGATATGGAAAATAAATCCAACTATTGGATAGTGTCAATCGGTGTATGGATTTATTTTCCAACTCATGAAATCGACTCGACTCGGTTGCGTTTCTCTGGATTATGAGAACGAAAGGAGAACAAACATGACCGTTGCACTACGCCACAAGCCGCGGATTTTTGCCTTGCACATCCGGTGCGACAATTGCCTGCGGGAGGTTTCTCGGGCGATCGAGGTGCCGGCGGTCGACGACGCGCCGTGCGACGCGGACGAGCTAGCGGAGAGTGGTTTTATGGATACGCTGGGATTTCGTTGCCGGCATTGCGACTGCCAGATTGGGCGCGTGATTGGAGTTAGTCAGGAGCGCAGCTATGCATGATCCAAAGGATGTAACGGCGTTCACTATCGTTCCGCCGCCGCTTCGAGGGCGGCGGGAAAGCGTACGCCTCATGGCGCATCTGCGCCGTCTGTTTCCGGGGTATTCGTTCAAGTTGGCGGCGATTGCCCCAGTTGACGCTGGTGATCGCTTTGGGATCTATCCAGTTATGAATTTCATTGGTGCTGACAACCGGAGCTATGTCTGCAACGAGCCGCCGAATTGGCTGATAGGCGAGATTCGTAGCGCCTGCCATGCCTTCGGAGATCGGCGCATGGCTGCCTAGAACGGCAGATCATTTTGGATGCGGCGAACCAGGCCAATGACCTCGACGCGCGTACCGTCGTCGGCTTCTAGATTTCGCTCAACCACGATAGGGCGGTGCTTTGGGTTGGTCGATCGAGGGTGAAATTCGGTGCGCCCCTCGTAAATCTCGACCTGCTTAACTGACCATTCGCGCGTATGGCCGCCATCGCGGGTGCGCTCAACGACCACAACCATGCCGTCACGCAACACAGCCTCATGAGCCACATCCTCGTAGGCGACCGCAATAACTCTGTCACCATCAAAGATCGGGCGTGGCCGAAGGTTATTCATGGAATCGCCCGTCACGTCGTAGACCATTTGCCGCGCGTTAGGGAAACGCTCGTCTGGCGGTACCGAGATTATTTCTCGCTCAGACTGATCGAACTCATCCACCTCGCGAAATGCCCCCGCCTCGACGCGGCCGACGACTTGCGCCGCAACCATTCGGCCTGGCGCTAAAGTGAGTTCGGCATTGGCGGTCTCAACCCCATCACGCAGCCATGCTAAAGGCCGCTTGATGGTTCTCGCTAGGGTTTCCATGACGTCGCCGCGTGGTTGCTCGATGTCGCCGCGCAGATACTTGTTGATGTTGTCGTAGGGGATGCCCGATCGCCGCGAAAGCTCGGCTTTGTTCCAGCCAAGCTCGTTGCGTCGTTCGTCTAATCTTTTCCACCAGGTTGTCATGGTCGCTATCATAATTTCGGAATTATTTTCCGGGTTGGATTTCGATGTCTTGAAGATGGATTTAAAATCCAGTATTGCTGCATGCATGAGCACAACGGTTCGACAAATCATAAAGGACGCAGGCGGCGCGGAAGTCATCGCGACAGCCATCGTCAGTTTGGGCGGCGATATCTCGAAAGACGCTGTGTACAAGTGGAGCAAGACCGGCATCCCCGATCGCCACTGGCCCGTCATTATCGGCATGACGGAGTACGGACCCGTTGAACTCTACGGTGCGAACTGCCTTGCTCGCGGAGTTCCGCTTGTATTGCCCCTCCACTCGATTGAGGCGGCCTAATGATGAATTTGTCTTGGCAAGGCGCGAGAAGACTGGGTTTCCTCCTCCCGCCCGGGCGCCTTGCTGGCTGGCGGGGGCGCGACATCTCCTACCGTCGCGTCCCTGCCTCTGTCTTTGTCTCCGCCTATCCATGCGGGCCTCCCTTGATCTGATGGCCTGACCCTACGCGCGACGCCGCTAAGCGTCATCGAATCCTTTCCCAAAATCCTTCCCTTGCCACTTCTGCGGGGTGTTTTCGCATGTCCGGCATTCGCACAATTTCCGATGAAGAGATCCGTACGCTGAAAGCGGATACCGAGGCTTGCTACAAGCTCGGCGGCGGCGTGACCGGCTTCGAGCCGCTGACCCGTGTAACCACCGGCAAGCTCTCCGAGTACGCAAGCTTCGACGAGCGCAACAAGAAGCGGCTGATCCCGATCGACGTTGCGATCGAGGCGGACCGGCGGGCGAAATCTCCCGTGATTGTCAAGGCAATGGCCCGGGTGCTCGGCTTTGATCTGGTGCCGATGGCGTCGCAGCAGGCATGCGCCGCGGTGACCGAGGCAGACGCGCACCGGGTGCTCTACGAGGCGACGGACGTCGCGCGCGCCATCCTCGACGCCTTCCGTGACGGCAATGTGGATGCGCTGGACCGCAAGACGATCCGCAAGGAGCTGCGTGAGGCAATCCGCGCCTTGGAGGAGGTTGACGCCGGTCTCGACGAGGGGGCGGCATCGTGACCGGCAACCTTCCGAAAAACATGGGCGAGAAGGCCGAGCGGTTCATGGCCGCCGCGATGGCCGAGGGTGTGCTGGTTGTCGGGACCGAAGCGGACATGAGAACCTGCCGGAACCTCAACAGTCGCGGACTGTTGCGGCGAAACCAGCAGGACGCCAGCATCTGGTATCCGACCGACAGGGCGTATGAACTGACGGGCGTGGACCGGCCGGCGTTCGATGCCGACCTTGTGGACCACGGCGGCGAGGCCATCGCCCGCCACGCCGCCAACCACGCGACGGTGCATGCAGTGCTTCCGGTCAGCATTGATATCGGGCTCGACGGCGGCGGCGTTGAAGTTTTGACGATTTCGCCGCCGTGCGCCTCCTATTCGAAGCCGAGAGAGCCGGCCGTCATTGCGGCTCGCGGCGACGAAAACGAACTGCTGGCAACCGTCGAGCGGGCGCGCACCGCGTTGACCGAAGACGATGTTCGCCACGCCCTGGTGCTTTCGGGCGGCGCCTACGAAGAGGCCAAGGCGGCGGCGAACTATGCCGAGAAGGTCAAAGCCAGCCGGGAACTGATCACGAAGTTTCGCGCCATCCAGGCGGACGCGCTGAAGGTGGAGACCTATGCGACCATCCGGCTCGCGGAACTGGTCGATGCCGCGCAAGGGCGCGGTGAAGTGTCGGGCCGGGGTCGTCCGAAAAATGTCCAGACTGACGACATTTTCAAGCTTGAGGAAATCGGCGTCGATCGTCGTGCCCTTCACCAGGCGCGAAAGCTTCGCGACGCGGAACTAAAGGCGCCCGGCGTCGTCGAGCGCGCTATCGCTGATCGGATCGAGGCGGGACTTGCCCCGACCCGTAATGCCATACGCCATGCGATCGGCACGCGATCGGCGTCGACGGATGAAAAGGGCGATCAGCTTTACGAAACGCCGGTCGAGGCAACGAGGACAGTTCTGGCGCTCGAAAGCTTCTCGGCGGTCGTAAAGCTGCCGGAAGTCGGACGCGGAGCGATCCTCCGTGTGCTTGAGGCGGCGGGGTATGACGCGATCATTTCGGATCTGCGCGACCGGGGCACCGCCACGCGCCACGGCGAGCTGCAGCAGGTCGGCGACTTCCTGAAGTCCATGCCCGGCGAGACCGAAGGCATGGATATGGTGATCAATCCGCCCTATGGCAGCGTCGCCAATGCCTTCTTGGCGCACGCCGTGCGCGTCCATAAGCCACGCAAGATCGCGGCGCTGCTCAATCTCAATTTCATGTGCGGTTTCGACGATCCAGATCGCCGCTACCTGATGGACGAAAACCCGCCGTCGCGGATCTATGTCTTCACACGTCGCCTGCCGATGATGCACCGGGACGGGTGGGACGGACCCGAAGCTTCGAGCCAGATGAACACGGCTTTCTTCGTCTGGGAGCGCAACGACGACGGGACCTATGGCGACGGTTTCCCGCGCATCATCCGCGTGGACTGGAAGGACTTCGAGGAAGCCAAGCCGCTGTTGCCCGGGGCCGGTGGCTCCATCTCGCCGATGTCGTTTGCTGCAAAGCCCGACGAATTTGCCCGAGAGACGCCCCGCAAGCCACTCGACCAGCGTGTGACCGAGGAGCGAAACCGGGCGCTTGAATGGCTTCGTGAACAGACTGAACCCTTCGACATCGCCGCCATGCGGCGCGGCGTGGCCATTCGCGGACTGGTGGCCGGTGCCCTGCTGGCCGGCTTTGAAGGCGAAGGGCTGATCGTACCTGACGGGGAGGGCCGGTGGCAGGCCGTTCGACCCGGTGAACTTTCACCTTCCGATGATATCGAGACTTTGGAGGCCGAGAATGCTGGGTCTTAACCGGGGCGACCCTCGTCGTTCCCGATCTGCCGCCATGAGCGGCAAAATGGATGAGCGGCAGGCGCTTGCCGCCATCATCCTCTGGAACTCCGGCCATTTCGATACCGCCGATATCGCCGCCGCCCTTCGCTGTGGTGAGGACGCTGTTTATCGCACGCTGCATGCGGCACGGGATATCGCGAAGGGAGGCTGCTGATGTTTCGGGCCGAACTCTTCGCGGAAACCAGCATGGCCGCAATGTCGTCCGGATGGGGCGATGTTCCCTTGATCGTAGACAGCTTTGCCGGGGGCGGCGGTGCCTCTACCGGCATAGAGATGGCTTTGGGTCGGTCGCCCGACATCGCGATCAACCACAGCGCCGACGCTCTCGCGCTGCACGCGGCCAACCATCCCGACACGCTGCATTTGTCCGAGAACGTCTACAAGGTTGATCCGCTCGACCATATGCGCGGGAAGCATATCGGGCTCGCCTGGTTCTCGCCTGACTGCAAGCACTTCTCGAAGGCCAAGGGCGGCAAGCCGGTGGAGCGCAACATTCGCGACCTCTGCTGGATCATTCCCGGCTGGGTCGAGCGCATCCAGAACAGCGGCGGCAAGGTCGATGTCGTCATCATGGAGAATGTCGAGGAGTTCAAGGACTACGGCCCTCTGATCGAGACCGGTAACGGCCTTCGTCCCGATCCCGAACGGAAGGGCGCGACCTATCGCAAATGGTGCCGCACGCTGCGCGGCCTCGGCGCGAAGATGGAAAGCCGGGAGCTACGGGGCCGTGACTTTGGCGCGCCGACGATCCGTAAGCGCCTGTTCATCATCATGCGCTTTGACGGGCAAAAGATCGTCTGGCCGCAGCCAACGCACGGCGACCCGAACGACCGTGACGTGATCGCCGGCCGCAAGCTGCCTTGGCCGATCGTCGCCGACTGCATCGACTGGAGCATTCCGTGCCCTTCGATCTTCGACACGGCCGACGAGATCTGGGAAAAACACCAGGTGCGGGCGAAGCGTCCGCTGGCCGGCAATTCGCACGAGCGGATCGCGCGCGGCCTCGACCGTTTCGTGATCCGGGCAAATCGGCCATTCCTCGTCAATCTCACTCACGGTGGGCGCATCGAAAGTGTCGATGAGGCGATGCGGACTATCACCGCCGCTCATCGAGGCGAAAAGGCGCTGATCTCCCCATCCGTTCAACGCTTCAATGGCGGCGCCGTTGGTTGCGACGTGCGCGATCAACTGCCGACGATAACGGCAAACGGCTACATCAAGCGCCCGGGTGGCGCCGCGCCGCTTGGGCTTCTCGCGCCTGTACTGACTTATGCGCAGCAAGGCGGGGCGGTGCGCTCGGTCGCGGGGCAGGCTCACACGATCACCGCCAGCGACAAGGATCAAAACTCAGTCATGTGCGCCTTCATGGCGCAGGCCAACAACGACAGCCGTCGCATCGGCGGCGTCAATCCCGGCCGGAGCGTCGACGAGGCTGCTTCGACGATCACGCAGTCTGGCAGTCACCAGCAGGTGGTTTCAGCCTATATCGCGCGGCAGTTTGGGACGGGGGCATGTCACAGCGTCGAGCGCGCGGCAGGCACGATCACAACCGAAGGGCAAGGCAAGAGCCAGTTGATCATGCCCTATCTGCAATCCTACTACGCGACCGGCGAGGGTAGCCGGGCCGATGAGGCGATGCGCACGGCGACGGTGAAGCCCCGGCACGGGCTCGTCGAGGCGGTTGTTGATGTTCCGCCATTCACCGAGGCGCAGGCCTATCGCGCACGTCAGGTTGCCGATTTCATGCGCGCGCATGGCCTGTGGGACGACCGCGAGTTTGTAACGGTCGAGATCGACGGACTGACATTTGTCATCGTCGATATCGGCATGCGGATGCTGACGCCGCGCGAACTCTACAACGCGCAGGGCTTCCCCTCGGACTACATCATCGACGGCGCCTGGAAGCCTCCGGGCATCGGCCACAATGGCGGGCCGGTCTGGGTGCCTTTCTCCAAATCCGTGCAGGTTTCGTGCGTCGGCAACAGCGTTTGCCCGCCCGTCGCGCGCGCCCTGGTCGCGGCCAATTGCAACCATCTGGCAGTGCAAAGGGCGGCGGCATGAACTGGCATGATGAAGGTTACAGGTTTGTTTTGATGTGTGGACGGTTCAAGGCTTTCCTGGGCGCGGCGCAGCTCGCGCCGGAAGGCGGCAGCATATGAGCGGTCCACGTTTCTCCGTGATCCCGTCTGGGGCGGTGCTCGACCGTCGATTGATGCGCGGCGATCTCGATGTGCTTTGCCTGCTCGGGATCTCTGCCGATACCGATACAGGCTGGTGCCGGCGCAGTCAGGTCAAGATGGCGAAGCAGTTGGAGGTCGCGCGCTCGACGGTGCAGGCCTCCATCAATCGCCTTGTCGATGCCGGCTGGGTCGAACGGCGCATGCTCAAGGTTCCGGGCGAGGCCGGACAACGCGACAGTGCGCACGAGTATCGGGTCGTTCTCGATGTTCGTGACCGGGATGAAGTTTCACCTTCAGCCCCCTGCCGGCCAGTCGGCACCCCTGCCGATACACCGGCACCCCCTGCCGATCCAGATCGGCACCTAATTAACGTATCTTCTATTAACGATACCAATCCTCACTCTGTTCGGATTGGTGGCCCGCCGCCGCGCGGGTCCGTGCTTGCGGAGCTGATGACGGTGCTCGACCGCGACCATGCGCAAGCGGTGATCGACCATCGCGTCGCGATGCGGCGCCGGTTGACGCCCCATGCGGCCAAGCTCCTTGCTCGCCGCTTCGCCCTGATGCCGAACCCGAACGCAGCGGCCGACGCGATGATCGGCAATGGCTGGCAGGGTTTCGAGCCCGAATGGCTGGAAAACCGGAAGGGAGGCCGTGCGCCGCCACGACTGCCCGACAAGCCGCCATCACCTGCGCAGAAGCTTCGAAATGCCATCCAGATTGCCAAGGAGACCGGAGATGAGACTGGAAATCGCCGAACAGATCAGCCGCTTGATGGAGGCCTTCGGCTCATCGGAGGCGACCGTGAGTGAGGCCGTAATCAGGGATATGATCGTCGTCGCCGATGCCTATCCGGTCAGCCTGGTCTCGCGTGTCGTTGACCGCTACCGCCTCGGGCAGGTGGACGGGCAGTCGCTCGACTTTCCCCCCAAGCTGCCGCAGCTCGCTGTCGCGCTACGGGCCGAGCCCCGCCATCCCGGCGAGGCGGGATATCTCTCTCCCGAAGACCATCGCCGTCGCATGATCGAGGCAAACGATGCGCAGCTGCCGAAGCACAGCGAGGAGGCGAAGGCGCGCGTCCGCAAGCTCGTGAGGGCGTTCCAGGCCGGTCACGACGTGAGCGCGATGGAAGGCGGTGCGAAATGACCGCGGTTGATGCACCGAAGCGCGACAGTGTCATGCGGCTCTTCCGGAAGGCTCACCGGGACTGGCCCACGTTTCTCTCCGACAGCGGGCCAGCGGCAGAGCGGGCGTTCTTCGCGCTGTCCGAGGATGACCAGCACGTGGCTGCGGAGCGGCAGGTCGTGTATGTGGCGGCTGTTCGGCGCACCAAGGGAAAGATTTGCAGTTTCGCCATCTACTGCAAGGAGCGGCGTTGGGAGAAGCTGCCCGAGGACGGCGAGCGAGATGCAGGGAAGGCATCCGTCGTCCTCTGCAAGCCCTTCGGGCCGGTTTGGGCGGGGCTGCGGATGCTGCGGCTGCTCAAGGGTCCGGTGGATGTCGAAATGCCGGTTGATCCCCGGCAGACGGCGCGCAGCACCTTCGATCGTCTCTGCGAGCTGAATGACGCGCACGCGCAAGCCTATCTCGCGCGGAAGGGCATCCGCCTGGATGACGACGGCTCACTGGTTTTCCCAATCGACTTCGAGGGTACTGAGTATCGCAAACGCGTCCTTGAGACCGGCTACGCAGAGGTCAGCAGGCTCGACCGTCTTCGCGGACCCGAGAGGGTGCCTGCCTGGTGCAGCGTGTTCCTGGAGCTGTGCGAGGCCGTGCCAGTCGGATGCGAAATGTACGAGCATTGGCGCGAGCACCATGCCGCAATGGTCTGGCCCTTCGTTCCAGACCCGGTCTCGATGGAAGTCGTTTGGTTCCCGAAGGGCGGGCCGCAGGGCCTGAAAGAGTTTGAAGCGGCTGCGCGCGCAGCCATTGCGGTAGATCGGAGCCATAATGATGCAGCATAGGGGAATGACGGGAGCGCCGATCGCGACCGAGTCGAAGGACGGGTTCAGGGATCGGATGCGGCGAATCACGGACAGCCTCCTCGATGAAGGGGCGCTGTTGACGGTGAATTGCCGAATAAACGGCGGGAAAGCGCCTTGGTTTGCCCTTCGGGTATGGACTGGCCGGGAGAGGGTTGTGGAAAAATCGCTCGAAGAAATGGGTGTTCGGTCGCTCGTACCTATGCGGAAAGGCCCGGATCTGCGTCGTCGCCATCGTCTGATCGAGGGCCAGATGATGCCTGTCATTCATGGTTACGTGCTCGTGCAGTTGCTTGCCCAGCCCGAATATCTCGCCGGGTTGCAGGGCATAGAGCATGCCATTGACGTGCTCGGTGGGTGTGAAAAGCCGATGCGGTTGAGTGACAAAGAAGTCAGCAGATTCAGTGCTCTTGCTCGCGGCGGTAAGTATGATTTCGAGCGCCCCGCTGACCTAATGGTATCGGCGGGGGAGAGCCTTCGAGTGACTGCCGGTCCATTCACCAACTTCAAGGCGACAGTGATTACTCCGAATAAGCGTGGTCGGGGTGACGTAGTCGTTTCCATCAGCATCATGGGGGGAGAGGTTCCTGTGACGGTGCCTCTTGCATTGCTCGAAAGGTTGTGAGAGTTATTTCGCCATTGGACAAGCTGATGATCCTGTAGTGAGCCTCTGAGAACGCCTAAACAGCGGGGAGAAATCCCGAGGTAGGTACGCCGGTCAGCCCCAACCCTGACAGTCTCCCAAGCGAGACGCATCGATTCAGGGTCAGTGCGAAAGCTATGAGAAAACGACAGGCGGCCGAGAGGTCGCCTTTTCGCTATCGGGTACGATGGTCGCAAAGCCCAAGTCATTCCGGCCGAACGGCAGGCCATCAGCGGTGCAACGCGAACAAGCGTACGATCGGGAGCGGGATCAGCAGCCATGGCGGAGATGGTACAAGACGGCCAAGTGGCAGCAGGCGCGAGCCGACTTCCTGGCTGATCCGGACAACCAGTTCTGTGTTCGTTGCCAAGCAAACGGACTGCTCAATCCCGGCATCTACCGCAAGGACGGCACACTCGAAACGAACCGTCGTCGTATGCACCTGGTCGTGAACCATGTGCAGCGGCATCACGGCGAGGAGGTGTTGTTCTGGGACCGGGACAATTGGGAGCCATTGTGCCCCGACCACCACGACATCGACGTCCAGGCCGAAGAGCGGCAGGGGACCGGGGGTGGGTCAAAAGTCTAGGCCGCCAGAGGGCTAGACCGGTGGGTGTGCTCGCTCACGTCGCCGCGAAAATAGCGAAATCTTTTTTTTTCTGACACGCCAACCGATGGAGGGCGAGATGACGCGTGGTCGTAAGCCTGACACCGACCAGCAGCAGGCGGATAAAGGTGCGCCCGGAAAGCGGATGACCCAGAAGGATGTTGCGACAGTTCGGTCGAAAAAGGCGGCGGAGCCGATCTCCATCGGTAACGTCCGCCCGCCGAAGTGGCTCAAGCGGAGCCGCAAGGCGACCGAGGTGTGGAACGATCTTGCGCCAAAGCTTCAGCGCCTTAACCTCCTGACCGACCTCGACGCCGGACCGCTCGCGCGCTACTGCCGATACGTCGTCGAGTGGATCGCGGCGGACGTGGCCGTCCAGAAGGAAGGCACCTGGTTCGACACCACCGATACGAACGGGGCGCCGACCAAAAAACGGCATCCGGCTTGGCAGGCGGCACAAGACATCGAAAAGATGTTGCGCGATCTGGAGGCGACCTTCGGTATGCGTCCGGATGCCCGCTACAAGATCATGCGCGACCAGGCGGCGGCGCGTGGTCTGGGTGACCTTCCGCTCTGGGGCAATACGCCCGACAGGGATGAGGAGAAATCGGGAGACGGTGCGCCGGCAGCTGCGCAGCCCGACCCTGATGACATCATCGGCATTCTCGGCGCCCACAACTCGATGCCTCCCGGCTCGCTGAACTGATGCCATGGAAGTCTCTGCTGTTGCGGTGCAGGCTGCTGCCGGCCATCGGTTGTGGCCGGAACCGGAGTGGGTCAAGGAAGCTGCAGACGCGAAGGGGTGGGCGTGGGTTCGTCTCGCCTGGGAGCGATGCTCCCGCGTAGCCGGTTCTTGGTTCGACGAGGCGAAAGCGGCCGCCGCCATTCACCTGTTTCCGAAGGTCTTCCGGCTCACGGATGACCGTTTTGCCGGAAAGCCCTTTCGCCTCGGCCTATGGCAAGAATGTATCGTTCGCCTTCTCGTCGGCTGGAAGGCGCCGATCGAGATCGTTGACGAGCAGACCGGGCAACCCGCCTTTGTCCATGTCCGTATATTCCGACGCCTCATGTTGTGGGTGCCTCGGAAAAACGGCAAGTCGGAGTTTCTGGCGGCGCTGGCGCTGCTGTTCTTCATTCTCGACGGTGTCGTTGGCGGACAAGGCTATGTGTTCGCCCGCGACGAAAGTCAGGCCAAGATCATCTTCAACAAGATGAAGGCCATGATCAGCATGGCGCCCAACATGGGTGACACGCAGATCTACAAGAAGTCGATCTATCTCCCGAAAATCCGGGCGTTGTTCGAACTTCTGACAGGAAAGCCCGAGGGAAAGCACGGGAAATCGCCGACCGTCATAGCGGGCGACGAGATGCACGAATGGGAGACGCCGGATCTGGCGAACTTCCTGCGGCAGGGCACCGGCACCCGATTGGAGCCGATCGAACTCTACGCGTCGACTGCCGGCATCAAGTCGAACAAGACCGGCTATGCTCTTTGGGAGGAAAGCCTGTCGATCCTCGAAGGGCGGATCGATGACCCCTCGACGCTGGTTGTTATCTTTGCGCTCGATCCTGATGACGATTGGGCCGACGAAGCGAACTGGCCGAAGGCTAACCCGTCGCTCGGCATCTCGCCCACGATGCAGTTTCTGCGTCGCGAGGCGGCAATCGCTGCAGATAACCCGCGCGCCGAACAACATTTCCGCTGCTACCACCTCAATCAGTGGATCGACGCGGTAACGCGCTGGCTCAGCCTGAAGAAGTGGGACGCATGCGCGACGGACACCGAGGCTTGGAAAGGCTGGCGTGATGGGCGCGGCCTCGAAGGGCGAAAATGCTACGCGGCGATTGACGTATCGTCCAATCAGGACATCACCGCGCGGCTGCTCGCTTTTCCGCCAGACGACAAGATCAAGCGGTGGATTTTGTCGGCACGGTTCTGGGTTCCCGAAGACACGATCGCGCGCCGATCGCGGCAGGATCGTGTCTCCTACGACAAATGGCTCGGCATCGAGGCTTTAGAGCAGACGCCGGGCGACTACGTCGATCAGGATTATGTGCGGAAGGCGCTAGCCGAAGATCTGGAACGGTATGACGTAGCGTCCATCGGCTATGACCCGTGGAACGCGACCAAGCTCGTCACGGACATGCAGAAAGACGGCGTGCAGGAAGGGATGTTTGTGACCATGCGTCAGGGCATCCCGACGCTTGGCGAACCGACCAAGCTCTTCGAGCGACTGGTCATCTCGGGACATCTCGACCACGGCGGCCACCCGATCCTTCGTTGGATGGCTGGCAACGTCGCGGTTCGCTTTGACGAGAACCTGAACTATGCGCCGACCAAAAAGAAGAGCGCCGAGAAGATCGACGGAATTGTCGCCGCCGTCATGGGCGTCGGCCTTTCGATGATGGAAGAAGAGCCCTCGCGGCCAGCCCTGGAGTTTCTATGAGCGCGTGGCGGAACCGTATTGCTGGATGGGTCGCGGGACGAGACGTGGCCGAACCGGTCGTTGATCGGGCGGTGGACCCTGTTTTTGACAAGGGCGGCACGGAGAACTTTACGCCCTTGCCGGCCATCTTGCCGGGCACGTCGATGTGGGGTGATTTCGTCGAGATAGTCGGGAAGCTGCCGGCGCCGACGGAGCGGACGGCGCTCATGGTTTCGGCGATTTACGCGTGCGTCAACCTGATCGCCGGAGCCATATCGTCGTTGCCGGTGAACATCTATCGCGTGAACGGCGAGAATGGCGAGCGTGGCCGGATCTACAACGATGATCTGCATTGGGTCTTCAATGAGCAAATGAGCCCGCGGTGGATGTCAGCGAGTGGCTGGGAGTTCCTATGCCAGTCGTTGCTCCTTCAGGGCGACGCCTTCGCGCCGATCCAGCGTCGGGGCGACAAGCCGATCGGTTTCACCCCCGTTCATCCCGACCGCGTGACCGTTGGGCTTTGGCCGGATGGATCGAGGCTCGTTTATGCGGTGGCGCCCGAACTGACCGCGTCCGACAAGGACGGCTTTCAGATCTACGACCAGGATGACATGCTGCATATCGCCGGCTTCGGCTTTGATGGGTTTCGCGGTCTGTCTCCGCTGCGCCATGCCCTGCGGATAACCGGCGCTTCGTCGATCGCGATGCAGGAGTTTTCGGCAAACTTCTTCGCCAACTCGGCGCGACCCGACTATGCGCTTGGCACCGACCAGACGTTGACAAAGCCGCAGGTCGATGATCTTCGCGACGAGATCGAGAGGAAGCACCAGGGCGTGCAAAACTCCCATCGGCCGATGTTGCTCCACGGCGGATTGAAAATCCTGCCGATCACAATGCCGATGAAGGACATGGAGTTGGTCGCGTTGCGGCACCTCCAGATCGAGGAGATCGCACGCATCTATGGCGTTCCTCCCTTCATGATCGGTCACAATGAGAAGACGACAAGCTGGGGTTCCGGTGTCGAAGCGATGTCGATCGGCTTCGTTCGGTTCGCGCTTCGGCAGCATCTGACGAAGATCGAAAACGAGATCAACCGGAAACTCTTCCGCACGGCCTCGCGCGTGGCCGAGTTCGATACTTCCGAACTTGAGCGGGCGGACATGAAGTCTCTCTTCGAATCTCTCCGCATCGCTGTCGGCCGCGCTGGCGAGCCGCAAATCATGTCGGCCAACGAAGCTCGCGAAAGGCTGCGCCTGAAGCGTGACGACAAGGGCGGTTTCGTCGGCACCAATCCGGGTCGGGCACCGACCGAACAGAAGGAACCCTCGCAATGAATAGGCTTCGCGCACTCCTTGCCGCAAACCAGAAACGAGGGTCATTCCGGGCTGAAGGAAACACGATCTACCTCTACGACATGATCGTGGCCGACGAGTTCGAGGCCGAGTGGTGGGGCGGTGTTTCGCCAGCGGCTTTCATCGAGCAACTGCGCACGATCAAGGGGGATGTGGCCATCCGGATCAATTCTCCGGGTGGCGACGTCTTCGGTGCAGTCGCCATCTGCCAGGCGATGCGTGAACACACTGGCGCGATCACCGTGCATGTCGATGGTTATGCCGCTTCGGCCGCTTCCGTGATCGCCGTATGCGCTCCCAAGGTCATCATGGCTCCGGGCTCTTTCATGATGATCCACAACGCCTGGACCTTCGTCGTCGGCAACAAGGAAGATTTACTGTCCTCGGCCGCACTACTCGACAAGATCGACGGCAGTATCGCCGATTCTTACGCCGCCAAGAGCGAGAAGGACGCTGCGATCTTCCGGGATTACATGTCTGCCGAGACCTGGTTCACGGCTTCGGAGGCGGTGTCGCTCGGGCTTGCCGATGCAGTGGCCGAAGGGCAGGGCAAGGCGTCCGCGAAATGGGATTTGAGCGCTTTCAACGCCGCGCCCGCGTTGCCAGAACCGTCGTCGCCCCCCCCGGCGCCTGCCGCTGCTGACGAGAATGAAGTTTCACATCGCGTTCGGCTTCATGCCGCACGCATGCTGGAAAAAGCTGCCTAAGCGCGCCGCGCTGAGCAGGTAACTGGCCGCGCTCGCGGCCGCTCTCCTACATCGTTGAAAGGATGACGAGATGTCTATTCAGGCACTTCGAGAACAGCGCGCGGCCAAAGCCAAGGCGCTGAAGGATCTGGTCGAAAAGAAGGACTGGAAGCCGGAAACCGACCAGCCGATCTATGACGCCGGCATGGCCGAGATCGACGAAATTGACGCGCGTATCAAGCGCATCACCGATATGAATGAGCGGGTTGCCCGCGACACGCTGGAAAACAGCGTGATCGAAGCATCCGAGCGTGCCGGTAAGGATCAGCAGTCCGCAGGCGCCGCCGTCTATGCCAAGTGGCTGCGCGGTGGTGACAATGCGCTCAACGCCGAAGACTGGCAGACGATCCGCAATACGATGTCGACGACCACGCCGGCCGAAGGCGGATACACGGTGGCAACCGAAGTTGCCAAGACTACGCTCGATGCGCTGAAGGCCTACGGCGGCATGCGCGAAGTTGCCGACGTGCTCCAGACGTCGGGCGGCAACGCAATGTCGTTCCCGACCTCGGATGGGACGAATGAAGAGGGCGAAATCGTGCCGGAAAACCAGCCGGCCACGGATCAGGATGTCGGTTTCGGCACGGCCGGGCTCTCGGTCTACAAGTACTCTTCCAAGGTCGTCGCCGTTCCGTGGGAGCTGCTGACCGACAGCAGCGTCGATATCGAGGGCTTCGTACGCGGGCGTCTGATCCGGCGTCTCGGGCGCGTTACCAACAAGCATTTCACCATCGGTACCGGCGTCAGCCAGCCGAACGGAGCATTCACGGCCGCGCAGGTTGGCGTCGCGGCGGCGAACGGAAGCTCTCAGGTCGCGCTTGTTACCTACGACAGCCTTGTGGATCTTCAGCATTCTGTCGATCCGGCCTATCGCGAAGGCGGCAATTGCCGTTGGATGATGAACGACGATACCGTCCGGATCGTTCGCAAGATCAAGGACGGACAGCAGCGCCCGATCTTCGTTCCCGGCTATGAAGTGAACGTACCGGGTGGCGCTCCCGACCGGCTCCTTGGAGACCCCATCAAGGTCAACCAGAACGTTGCCAAGATGGCGGCAAGCGCGCGCTCGATCGGCTACGGCGACTTCAAGCACTACACGATCCGCGATGTCATGGCGGTCCAGATGTTCCGTTTTGCGGACTCCGCTTACACCAAGCGCGGACAGGTCGGTTTCCTCGCCTGGATGCGTTCGGGCGGCAATCTGCTCGATGTCGGCGGCGCCGTGAAGGTCTTCGTCAACGCCGCATCGTAACCCGTCGAACTTGGCGATGCGCGGTCCGGGGCGATAGCTCCGACCGGTCGTCCCTTTTTCTCAGCGAAAGGAAACCTCCCATGACCACGACCAAAAAGAACCCCGATGCATCGGGGAATGATGCTGAAGTGCATATCGATCTGAAGTCCGTCTTGCTTTCTGCCTACTACGGCGAAAGCGGACCGGGTTCGGTCATCGAACTCGACGCGAACGAAGCCGACCGGCTGGTCGCTATCGGCGCTGCAACTGCATTGGAGTCCGAGTAACCATGGACGTCAGGGTCATCACTCCTCCGGCGCCCATCGTGACGCCTTCGGATGTTCCGGGTTCGCACCCGGGCACTGACGCCGGAATCGCGGCCCTGATTGCCGCGACCACGGAGCAGATCGATGGCCCTGACGGCTGGCTTGGGCGATGCCTCGGACCTCAGACGATCGAGGTGGCCGGTCTCTTCTTCCGCGAGCGGCAGAAGCTGCCGTTTGGTCCGGTCATCAAGATCATCAGCATCGTGACTGAAGACGAAGATGGAAACGCTACGCCGGCAGACTCCTCGACCTGGCGTCAGGACGGCGACACGCTTGTCGTATCGACTGGAGCGCGTTGGGTTACAGACTACCGCCATCGCGTCCGTTACTCAGCTGGATACAACGGCACGGCGGGCGCGGCACCTGGAGAGGCCCAGACGGGTAAGGTTCCGGAGCGCGCGCGTCAAGCAATCATTCTGTCGGTACAAGATCTGGTGCGCGTCCGGGCGTCTGACGCCGACATCCGTTCTGAAGAAGTCGAGGGGGTCGGTACGGCGACGTATCTCGACAGCGACAAGATGGCTGCTGTGATCGAGCGCACGTGCGGGCGGCTGTTGTCCACTCTACGGGTGTTTTCAGTATGACCCCGGCACAAGCGATTGCCGCGCTCGATAGGCAGCTCGCCAGACACGGTCAGGCCGTGCGGGTTCGCCGTGGGCCAAAGGACGCGCAGGTCGCGATTGCCGCGATGCTTGGGTTCGTTCGTGGCTACAAGGCCGACGATGTCGTGGGTGAAAGCGGCGTCTCGCAGACCGATAGCAAGGTGGTGCTTTCCCCATCCGATCTTGCCGCCTGGCCGCGGCCCTTTCCTCAGAAGGGCGATTGGTGCGAGGTCGATGGCCGGTTTCGGGTCGTTGAGGAACACGATCACCGCAAGCTGAATGATGTGGTGGTGCGTATCGAATTGAGGATCAAAGGCTGATGGCAGGGTTTGAGACCTTCGACAAACAGATCAGCCTTGCGACGGCGGACATCGCGCAGGATCAGATTTCCGCGCATCTGGCACGATTTGCGCGCCAGCAGCTCGCAGAGGCGATCCAGACGGGCGCCGCGACGCCGGTCTATGATGTGTTCGTCAACGGTCGCCGGGGAGTCTCGGAAGAGACGGTGCAGGCGCCGGGGCCGATCCTTTATGAGTTTTCATGGTGGCGGGTGGTCATCCGCTACGCGCTCGATGCCCTGGTGAAACACAGCCCGCGAAAGAGCGGGCGTTATGCCTCGTCGTTCATTGTCATCGTCGGCGGCAAGGTGGTGATCGATTTCGAGGACATTGCGCCTTCGGCCGAGGTGATCATCACCAACACGCAGCCTTATGTCCGCAAGGTGCAGGTGGGTGCGATGCAGATGAGCGTTCCCGCCCGCATGTTTGACAAAGCCAAGACGAGCCTGGTGCGCCGCTATGGCTCGCAGAATTTCAGTTTCGAGATGCGGTTCTTGGATCTCGGCGCCGGGCTCCATCCGCTGATCCCCTACCGGCTCAAGCGCAATCAGGGGCGACGCAAGGATAGGCAAGCCGGAATGCCGATCACCTATCCGGCGATCATCATGAACATGGTGCAGTGATGTCGACCCCTCAGAGCTACGATGCCGTTCATGACTATCTGATCGCCAACTGGTCGACGACGCCCATCGCGTTTGAGAATGACCGTTTCGAGCCACCGACCGACGCGGAGACGTGGTTGTTCGTCGAGGTGTTCGGCGACCTTTTCGCGCAAGAGAGCATTGGTGCTGAAACGCAAGCCGCCAACCTCTGGCGCGAAGCGGGGCAGATCTACGTGCATGTCATGACGCCCCGCGGCGCCGGAACGCGCACGGCACGCTTGTATGCCAGCCAGATCGCCGACCTGTTTCGCGGGCAGGAAATTGCCGGCGTTGTCTTTCGCGACGCCTCGATTGGAGCCGGTGAACCCGGCAAGGCGGATGGCAGCTATTTCCGCATGACGGTCACCATCGACTGGCAGCGCGACGAATGAACCTTGGCCGCTGCTCGCGGCATCATCACCACGGAGAAAACCTATGGCTGGTTCCGATACGAACCGGGTGCGGATGACCGTCACCCGCGAAACCACGCGCGGCGAAACGCCCGCCAATCCCCGCATGCGCGCCCATCGCTTTACCGGCGAGGCTTTGCAGTTTCAGCCTGTCTTCACCAACTCCGAAGAGATCCGTGACGATCGCATGGATTCCGATCCGGTGAAGGTGAACGAGACCAATCAGGGCACGATCAACGGGGAGCTTTCCTACCCGGTCGACGGATCGCCGCTTTCGCTGTTCATTGAAAGCGTTTTTGCCAATACCTGGGCGAACACGCCACAGCGGGACAATGACGGCACGGCGGATAGTGTGATCACCGGCGTTTCTGCGGCGACCGGTGTGATTACCGTCCTCGTCGGCCCGGCCTTCGTGGTCGGTCATCTGGTGCGGCTGACAGGGTTCGCTCAGGCCGGAAACAACGGGCTTTTCAAGATCGCCACGGGGTCGGCGACCGTTCCGGCAGTCGGCGCCGCTCTGTTGACGGACGAGGCGGCGCCGGCAGCTGCGGCGCGCATGAAGGTGGTCGGTTTCGAGGGTATTGCTGGCGATATCACGGCGGCTGCCGATGGCCTTGCGTCGACGGCGCTTGATTTCACGACGCTCGGTCTCGCGGTGGGCCAGTGGGTGAAGATTGGCGGCTCCGGGGCCGGTTATCGGTTCGGCGCAGAAGCTTTGAACGGCTGGGCACGTATCGTCGGGATCGCCGCAGCCAAGCTGACGCTCGACAACCTGCCGACCGGATGGGCTGCGGATGCGGGCGCCGGCAAGACGCTGCGCGTGTTCTTCGGCGACCGGATCAAGAACGGCGTGACGCAGTTCGCTCAGACCATCGAGCGCGGTTGGATGGGGCAGACAGTTCCGACCTACATCATCCAGCGCGGCATGGAGGTGGGGCAGATCGAGTTCAGCTTCGAGAGTGAGCAGATCGCCCGCTATGTGCTGACGTTGAACGGTCTGACCGGCGAACTCGCGACGGCCTCGCTCGACGCCACGCCGGAGCCGGTCACACAGAACCGCGTGATGGCGGCGGCGGTCAACGTTGGCCGTATCGCCGAAAACGGGGTGCCGGTCGGCGGGCCGAACTTCGTTCGTACACTCGGCATCACGCTCAACAACAATCAGCGCATGCTGAACGCGATACGCAGCGACGAAAAAGTCGGCGCGGTCGATATCGGCATGGGTAGCGCGACGGTGACGGTCTCGATGGAGACCTTTTTCGGTTCGAAGGTTCTGCTGGAGAAGCTGTTCAATTCGGTCCCGACCAACATTAATGCCCGTATCGCCAAGGACAACCAGGCGCTGGTCTACGGTGTGCCCCGCATCACCTTCACCGAGGGTTCGGTCTCTGCCGGTGGCAAGAACCAGGATACTATGCTTCCGCTGACAGCGACCGCCTCAAAGGACGCGCTGACCGAAGCGCACCTCCTGCTCGACCGCTTCGAATACTACCAGGCTTGACGAGGTTCCCGCCGACCACGGGAACGAAACTGATGCGCATCACGGCGAGGCGGCGTGTCGGCGCCGCCTCGCCTCCTTCCGACAAGGGATTTGATAATGACTGTAAAACTTGCATCCCTGCGCGCTGATCTGGAGCGCGAGGTGGTTGGCGACTGGATCGATTATCCGCCACTGCCGGGCGTTGCCTTCAATGTGCGTTCTCTCCGAGCGCCGAGCTACGTGACTAAGCGCGACCTTGTGCTGCAACGGCTCGCACGGACCTACGGCAATGAAACGCCTCCGGCAGATGTCGCGGCGCGGGAGACCGGCGCGCTCTATTGCGCAGAGGTGCTGAATGGGTGGCGCGGCCTCGATGTCGAATATTCGCCATCGGTCGCGCTCGAAATCCTGACGGACCCGGCCTATCGATATGTCACCGAGGCGGTGGAGTGGTGCGCCAGCCAGATTGCGCGCATGAACATCGAATTTACGGAGATGACCGTAAAAAAGTCCGAGCCAGCTTTCGCTGGCGGCTGACACAGGAAGGCCAGTCCGAGTGGCTGCGGAAGCTGGCACACGACAACCCCGGCGAGGCCGACTTTATAGAAGTACCGGAGCAGCCCGCCGATGCGAAAATCGAACCATGGCACGGCCTCTATTTCCGGGCATGGGAGGCACTGCGCTTTGATCGTTTCTATGGCGCGTTCGGCGGCGAAGGGCCGATTTCCTACACGGCGATCAGCCGGTACGCCGCCGACCATGGCATTGGCGGCGATCACTTCGGTGATTTCCTGACCTTCCTTCAGGCGATCGATGCGGAGTGGTTAGACTGGCGTTCGGAGAAGGAAAAGCGGCCCTAGAACATCTCCTTGGTGCCGTCTGAATAGACGACGCCCGTTACACAGGCGACGGCCCCCACGTGCTTGGGCTTGACGCTTCGAAGTCTTGGAAAGGTTCGCGCATCGAACCACGTTGTTGCTCCTACCTTCGGAATAATGACTTCGTCTGGGTCGATCTCCGTCGAGCCGATTGCGGCGCCTAACTCGTCCGAGAAGTATACTCGCCCACGCGTCAGCGAGATGATCTTTCCGTTGATGCTGTCTACCGTAACGGTGGCTGCAAAACTTTCGCTGGCGGGGGCCGAGATGCTCCATCGCACCACTTTAAGCACATCTCGCGAGCCTTCAGGGCATGTCATCGCTGCGGTAGATCCGCTAGCGGACAGCAAAACTCCGACCGCAACGCAGGCTGCGATTTTCACAGCGGCAATTCTCAAGTTCATCCCAGTTCCCCAAATATCACGACAACCTTAAATAGGTGGATAGGTCATGACGGTAGCTCTTCGATCTCTGAGAGTCGATGCGCAGATGGACACCCGGCAGTATCTGACGGGCATGAACCAGAAGATTGCCGCGGACAAGGCGGGCGCGGCATCGAGCAACGAGGTCGGGGCGGCGCTTGCCCGCACCGATGCGCAGGCCGGCACGTCCGGTGGCGCCCTCGCGATGCTCTCGCGCATGTACATTGACGGTTACAAGAATGCGGCGGGGTTCGAACAGGCGGTTTCAAGGCTTGGTAGGGCGATCGACAAGGGCGCCGTGCCAATGGACCGCGTCGACACGATCCTGACCGGGATCTATCGTCGATACGGCCTGGTTGCCAACGGCGCGGATCTCGCCGCTGCGGGACAGCACCAGCTTGCGGCTGCGGCGACAGTCGTTCATGCGAAGTTGGCGGCCGAAGAGGCTGCGTTGGATTCCGCCGCGCTCGCGCACCGCCGGCTTGCGATGGCGGCGAACGATAATGGAGTTGGGCAACGTCAACTAGCGTTCCAGCTGAACGATGTCTTCCAGTCCTGGGCATTGGGCATGCCGATCATCCAGATCCTACTTCAGCAGGGTCCACAGATCGCGCAGATCTACGGCCCGGGCGAAGGCGGCATCGGCCGCGCGTTCCGCGAAACCGCGACGATGGCGACGAGCTTGATCGCGCGTCTTTGGCCGTTGGCGGCGGCCGCAGCCGGTGTCTACGGCGCCTATGAAATTCTGACGCGGAACTCCGCAGCTGCAGCCTACGAAGTCGGGAGCCTGACGCGGGCGCTTGCGGAGCAGGCGGTTTCCGCCGGCTCCGTCACAAGCATGATTTCCGAGCTGACGAGTATCCAGACGACCTACGACCGTGCGCTTTCGGCCACCGCCGGGACGCATGGCGCAATGACGGCGACGATCCTCGCCAATACGGAAAAAGAGTTCAATGCGAAGAAGAGCCTGCTGGAAATCCAGCTTCGTTATCAGCAGGCACTTCTCGACAGCCAGCGTGCCGACATACGGCGGACCGGACATGAACTGAAAAAGGAGATCGCGCAGTCCGTTTTCCCTAACATGGGGGAGGTCGAGCGGGGAGGCTTCTACGACCCTAAAGTGGGGAATCTTGTTCGTCTCCCCGACGAAATCACCGCACTACGAAAGACGCAGGAGATTATTGATGCCAGCCCAATCTCCCTCGAGCTCAAGAAGATGCAGGCGGAACTGGCCCTCAACGAAGTCGCCGCCCTCCGGCTGCAAGACGCCCTCAAGCTGACCTTCAACGCCGCCGGTTCCGACGCGAGGGCGGCCGGATTGACCGTGAGGCAAGCTGCTGTCGAAAGCCGCGACGCCTGGGATGGTTTGCGAAAGCCGCTGGGCACCGTCTCCGAACAGCTGAAGCTCGTTACGCAACAGGCAGACGAACATGCTCGGATGGTTCGTGACACTGCCGGCGGAGCCATCCGCGATTTCTTTTCGACGATCGAGCGCGGCGGCAAGGCGTGGGAGGCTTTCGGGGACGCGGGCATGGGTGTGCTCGATCGGCTGACCGACAAACTGCTGAATGACGCTCTTGATGCGATTGGGCAGGTCAATGGAGCGTTGGGCAGCGGCGGAGGCTCGGGCGGCATTCTTGCCGCGCTCTTCGGTGGTGGCCGTTCGCAGTGGGGCATCGCCTCGGGAGGTGGTTTGGGTCTCTACGCCAATGGCGGCGTCTTCGGCCGTACGGGACTGACCGCGTTCGCCAAGGGCGGCGCCTTCACCAACCAGATTGTCGATCGCCCGACGCTCTTTCCTTTTGCGAAGGGCACGGGGTTGATGGGAGAGGCCGGGCCGGAAGCGATTATGCCATTGCGGCGGGATGCGACCGGACGGCTGGGAGTTTTGGCCGCAGTCGGTCGCCCGACAAATCAGGGCGGCGTCGTGCGCTTCGAATTTCACAGCAAGATCTCGGTCTCCGGCAACGGAGACAAGGAGCTGATGGAGCGTATGAGGCTCGCGACCGAACAGCAGATGCAGGCGGGCTTCGACGAGTTTTCGCGGGCGGTATTACCCGGCCGCGTCAGCGAGATCAACAACGACCCTTATGCGGTGGGCTGACTATGGCACTCGTTTTTCCTCGGCCGGTCGCGGAGTTTGCCGACAAGCTCCGGCTGTCCTCGGTGAAATTCTGGCTGGATGGGCAGGAGGAATTTTCGGGGCTCGGCTCCGGTGAATTCCTGGCCGCCGACCTTGGTCCGAAGATCTGGAAGGCGGATGTCACGATCACGGAGTTGCGCCACGCCGATGCCTCCGAGGTGCAGGCGTTGATCGAGAGCATGGATGGTTCGATCGGCACGTTCTATCTCTACGACATCCGCAAGCAGTATCCGCGGCTCGATCGCGGTGGCGTCACCTTGGGGGCCGCCAATCCGGTGATCGCCTCAATCGGTGCAAACCGGAAATCACTGTCAGTTTCGGGGTTGCCTGCCGGATACGTGCTTTCGGTCGGCGACCTCTTCCATTTCGACTACGGCAGCAATCCCGCGCGCCGCGCGTTTCATCGCGTCGCGGAAGTCGCCACCGCGAACGGTAGCGGCATCACGAACCCCTTCGAAATCCGCCCTCACCTGAAGGCGGGTGCGGCGGTCGGGCAGGCGATCAAGCTGGTCAAGCCCGCGCCCAAGATGAAGATCATTCCCGGCTCATTCGATCCGGGGACCGGCGAAAACGTCTTTACATCAGGCATGCGCTTTCAGGCGCAGCAGACCCTCTAAGGAAATCAGACGTGGTCAGAGCAGTAGACGGCGCAACGTCTGCCTATGTGCAGGCGCGCCAAGGAGTAATCCCGCGCAGCTTCGTCTGGATTACGGCCAAGAACCGCACCACGGGTGCGCCGGAATCGATCGGGTTCTGGAATGGCGAGGATACGGTCGACGTAACCGTGATGTCCGGCGAGACGGGCTTGCCGGTCACGCGCACCTACCACGCCTGGGGCTCGCTCCTGAGCGTCGGCCAGATCAAGCGGTCGCCGGAAATTGCCGTGCGCACGGTGCAGCTCGTGCTCAGCCAGGTGAGCGCCGCCGTGCAACAGGCGTTTCGCGGCTACAACACTCGGCTGGCGCCAATCGAGATCCATCGTGGTTTCCTCGATCTCGACACGCACGAGCTTATCGCGCCGCCGGTCATCCAGCACTTCGGCTTCATCAACAAGGCGCCGATCAAAACGCCGGCCAAGGGTGGCGAAGGCGGGATTGCCGTCGATGTCGTTTCGCATGCCCGCGTGCTTACCCGCACCAACCCGGCGAAAAAGTCGGACGAAAGCCAGAAGCGCCGGAGCGGGGATCGTTTCCGCCGATATGGCGGCGTCGCCGGCCAATGGGAATTCTGGTGGGGCGAGCACAAGGGTACGCTGACGCCGCCGCCGGCATCCAGCAATCAGGAACAGTTCAGGGGCGGCCAATGAAGCGGTTCGACGACTGGTATCCGCGGCTTGCCGCCTATGTCTCGAGCGTGCGCCGTTTGCCCTTCGAATACGGTCGACACGACTGCGCGCTGTTTGCGGCCGGGGCGGTCGCGGCGATGACGGGCATCGACCCGGCCGCAAAGCTCCGCGGCAAGTATTCGACGCTTGCGGGCGGGCTCAAGAAGCTCCGTCGTCTGGGGTTCGACAATCACGCCGACTTCGCAGCATCGATCCTGCCCGAAGTGATCGAGGGTCCGGCCTTCGCCCAGATCGGCGACATCGCCGCCTTCGACCTCGGCGGCGCCTGGTCGCTCGGGCTCGTGCAGGGCTCCCGCATCTTCGTCACGCAACCGGATAGCGCCGGCCTCGGCTCTGTCGACCTTCTCACGGCGTCTCGCCTCTTCCGGGTCTGATCCTTCATGCGTCTTTCCGTTCTGCTGCTGGCGGGCTGGTTCCTGCTGGCAACGACCTCCCATGCCTATGCCGATCCGGTTTCGGCGATCGTCGGCATCATCAGCGCAGTCGCCAAGATCGGCACGATCGGGCAGCTCGTTCTTGGTGTTGCGCTCAAGGCTGGTATGTCGCTGCTGGCGCGTGCGCGCTCGAAGCGAGAGGAACAGCGCCCGGCTGGCGTCAAGGGCTCGATGACGGTCGGTGGCGACAATCCGATGTCGTTCATCATCGGCACCTACGCCACGGCCGGCCAGCTTGAGTATGTCAACTCCTACGGTCAGGCCGGCAAGACGCCGAATGCCTACCTCGTGCAGGTGGTTTCGCTCTCCGATCTGCCGATTGCCGGCATGTCCAGCACCGTCTGGATCAACGGCGAGAAATGCACGATCGACTGGAACGCCGCACCCACGGATGCGGGCTATCCGGTGCTGCAGTATCGCCAAAGCGGCAAGGATCACCTCTGGGTGCGTTTCCGCGACGGCACGCAGACGGCTGTCGATCCGTACCTGTTGACCACGTTCGGGATCGACGCCACGCGGCCGTGGCTCGCAGATATGATCGGCCGCGGCGTCGCCTATGCGATCATTACCGCGCGCGTCAACCGCGAAGTCATGACCAGTCCGCCGCGCTGCAAGTTCGTGCTGCAGGGCATCAAGCTCTATGACATCCGCAAGGATACGACAGCCGGCGGCTCGGGCTCGCATCGGTGGAGCGATCCGGCGACCTGGGAATGGAGCGACAACACGAAGGTCGCCCAGTACAACCTTCTGCGCGGCCTTTCCTACAACGGCGAATGGTTCTACGGCGGGCAGAACCTTGCAGCGTTCCAGTTGCCGGCGTCCAATTGGATGGCGGCAATGAACGAGTGCGACCGTCAGGTGGCGATTGCTGCCGGCGGCACGGAAAGGCAGTTCCGCTGCGGCGCCGAAATCGCGCTGAACTATCAGCCGATCGAGGCGATCAAGGAGCTGGACAAGAGCTGCAATGGCCGCACCGCCGCGCTTGGCGGCATCTACAAGACGATCTGCGGCATGCCGGGCTTGCCTGTCTATTCGTTCACTGACGAGGATATCGTCATCACGAGCGAACAGCAGCAGGATCCGTTTCCGGCACATGAGCAGACCTATAACGGCGCGCATGCCAGCTATCCGGAGCCGGCTGAAGACTGGACCACGAAGGACGCCCCGCCGCGCTACAATGCGGCCTATGAGGCGGCCGACGACGGCCAGCGCCTGATTGCAGACCTCTCCTATCCGATGGTGCCCTATGGCACGCAGGTGCAGCGGCTGATGTATGCGGCGATCGCGGAAGAGCGCCGTTTCATTCGCCACACCGGCACATTGCCGCCGGAAGCCTGGCTGCTGGAACCGCTCGACCCGATCGAGTGGACCTCGGCGCGCAACGGGTACGATGGCAAAGCCTTCCTCATGGGCGACATGGACGATTTGCCGGGCGTCAACCAGGTGGTGGCTTTCCGTGAGATCGACCCGGCCGATTACAGCTGGTCGTCGGACAAGGAGTTGCCAGTCTCGATCGGGCCGACCGGGCCGATCGTGCCGCCGCCGCAGCCGATGACGGGATGGGCCGTTTCCCCCGCGGAGGTTCCGGATGCGACCGGCGCGGCTCGGCGTCCAGGTATCAAGATTGCCTGCTCCGCCGATCTCGACGATGTCGCCCGTATTCATGTCACGGTTCGGGTGAAGGCGACCGGTATCGTCGTGTTCGATAGCGACCAGACGCCTTATCCGCGGCCGGGTACAGGAGCGAGCTACGAATGGGTGCTGTCGGGCGCCTGGTGCCTGCCGGTCAGCCTTTATCAGGCGCAGGGGCGATACGTGCCGTTCTCAACGCGCGAAACGGAAGCCTCCGCGTGGCTCGATGTGCTGACGCCGAACATCCTGATCACCGATGTTTCGGTCGGCCTCGGGCAAACCCGCGAAGACGTGCTCAATCGGTTCAAGGATCTCCAGAAGGAACTCTCGGATTCGATCGATCGGATGGACACGAAGATGCTGGAGTTTTCGCTGGCGAACGCGATTGGGCAGCGCCAGCGCCTGACGCTGCGAGCGGAGCTCGGCAACGCGCTCGCGCGCATCGACGAGGAACGCCGGGTGCGCGTCACAACCGAGGAGGCGTTGGCGCAGTCGGTCCTTGTCATGCAAGCGAGTCTCAACACGACCAACGCGCGCCTTGCGCAGGAGGAAATCACGCGGGCAACGGAGACCGCCGCCCTCAGCCAGAGCACGCTCACGATCAGCGCAGAACTCAAGGACCGCTTCGCTGGCGGCATGGTCAAGTTCAGCGCGGCGGCGGATCAGTCGGGCGTCAATGTGCGCTACGCGATGGTGGCTCGCGCCAATATCGCCGACGCCTACAAGGAGGTCGGCCAGTACCTCGAAATCTACACCGTCAACGGCGTGCTCAAGTCACGTTCGGCGACGATCGCCGATCAGTGGGTGGTCTCGGACGGCACGACGCGGAACTATCCGATGGTTTACGAGGGCGGTGTGCTCGAGCTCAACATTGCGAACATCGGCACCGTTTACGCCGGCACGATCAATTTTGGCGGCGGCAAGGTGATCCTCGACGCCAACGGCTTTGCGGTCAATCACTGATGGTTAGAACCTTCTTCGGCCTCGATACGACCGGCTATCCCTGCATCAAGATGACCAACGATGCAGACGATCCGCGCACCACGCCTGACAGCGAGCGCTGGAAGTTCCGCTACAACAGCAAGTTCTCTATCCAGGCGAACTTCGCGGATATGGAGTTGTGCAACGTCATATCCCGCCCCGGCCTGAACGACAGCGCGGTCTACAACTACCACCCCGCCGGCTCGAATTCGGGCAACTACCAGAGATGCGAGGGCTCGGGCAGCGGCCTAAGCGAGTGGTTCTATCGAAACTCCGCGTTCCCGACGTTGCGCTACAACGTCCCGCTTTTTGACTGGAAGACGAAGAAGGGCGGCGGCAGCAACCGCTATAACCAGCAGATGGTCGCCTGGGCCGACAGCGGTGCCTACTATCGCGGCCAGGGCGGCTACTACGCCGTTGGAAACTGGGCTCAAGTTGGTTGGGTGCAAGGCTTCACAGGGACGGTCAGCCAGTACGGCTCGATGGCGTTCGGCGCTCTGACCAGGCTCTATGCCAACGACACGATTGACGGGTTCAACAAGTTCCTGTCACGCGACAAGCGGCTGAACGTCTGGAACCTGCCGGGCAACAGCGATCCGATCGATGAAGCCCCGCCGTTGCCTCCGAACGGCAGCAGGATCATTCAGGTCAGCCCGAACTTCGTGGGGGCCAGCAAGCCGGGCTATGACGTTCGGACAGCAACAGTTCGGGAGCTTGCGTTCTCCAATAATCGCCTTCCGGTAAAGGTGATCAAGGCGGCCGACATCGCGCTTCCGGCTGGCGTCAGTTTCTACGAGACCGGCATTGCGCTTCCCGACATGGTCGCGCTTGATGTGCACTTTTACACGGGCTCGGTGATCCACTACCCGTCGTCGCCGGTCGATCTCGATTTCGGTGCTGAGTACTGGTTCGACGGCACCAAGATCTACTTCGACGCCACACAGGCAATGCGCGCTCGGTTCTACCTCTACCTTGAGGACAACAGCGCGCCCACCGGTGGCTCCTTCATGGTGTTCCGGCAGTTCATCGAGAACGGTGTGAAGGTCACTCAGTTCCTTCGTCCTGGCGCGGCCAACCCGCCTTCATGGGCAGACATCATCATCGATAGCCGGTGGCCGCAGGTGCAGATCCTGAAAGAGGGCTACTTCGACGTCGCGGAGGGCAACGACCTCATGGTTGATATCCCCTTCGACGGAACCGGGATGTTCCCCATGGTGAAGTACATCACGACCCACGGCGGCGGCTCCTATCAGACGCTCGGCTTCACGGTCTCTGGAACCTGGAACGCGATGTACCGGCTGCCGTTCGTGAAGCGGCTCAAATACATCTACGGCGGCAATCAGTATCACGCGGGCGAAAGCACCTATTGCGAACTGACAGCCAACAACGTCCGGTTCCATACCTTCAGGGGCAACGTCGGCGATTACTACAATCGGGGTGACAGCCCCGGAAACTGGCGCACTTCCGGCGCCTATCCGCCCATCGGCATCCGCTACTACATCTTCGGCATCCCGGCTTAGGAGCAGCCATGACCATCCCCCACACCAGCGGCACGATAACGCTTACGCAAAACTCGGCGATCATTGCCGGCACAGACACCAACTGGCAGACGGCAGGCGTTTCTGGCGGCATCATCTATCCCGAAGCACCGGGCGGAAACCCGCTGCCGATTTGGAGCATCGATAGCGACACGCAGGCGGTCGCTGCGACGAAGTGGAAAGGGGCGAGCGGCACCTATCCCTACGCCTTGGTGAAGGACACCGCCTACCTGAAAACAGTCGACGCCATTCATACCAAGCTGCTTGAAGTCAGCCTCGATCTCGATCGGCCGTCCATCGCTGCGCTTGCGGCGATCGCCTCTCAGATGGCGGCGGGCAAAGTGCCGCGCGGGCTCAGCGCCAATGCTATGGAGTGGTTCACCGTCACGGACGCGGCAAAGGCGCTGCTCAATCTGGCTGGGAACGCTGCGGCCGACAAGCTGCCCTATCTTTCCGACGTGGGCGCGGCGGCGCTCACAGGCCTGACCGCATTGGCCCGCAATCTGCTCAACGATCCCGACCAGGCGACAATGCGAGGGACTATCGGGGCACAAGCCGCGCTCGGTTTTACGCCGGTGCAGCAAGGTGGGGGCGTGGGGCAGACGGGGAACAAACTCTACATCGGCTGGAACGGAACCAGTGCTTTGAAGGCGACGGTCGATGCCTTCGATCTTGGCAGGGTCTGGACCGATAGCGCAGTTTTGTGGAATGCGGCGAGCGCCGGTTACTACAAATTCCCAAACGGCTTCATGCTGCAGTGGGGCTATGAACCTACTGGGTCGGGGGACTTTCGCAAAGTATTCCCAGTCGCCTTCACCACAACCTGCTTCGCAGCAGTTGCGACCATGGCCTCATCTGATCTGCCGACAACAACGGCCGTAACCGTGTCGACAAGCAACGTGGATAAGTTCGGGTTCGACATCCGAGCAAGAGCCGTCAATTCAGGCGGAGCGGTGGGCGGCGCTGGTCAAGGCGCGCTTTGGATCTCGGTAGGATACTAACAATGAGAAAATTTGCGGAGTTCAACGACGGTTTCCCGGCGGCGTTTTACAATGAGGGCATCCACGGCCCGAAGAAACGCCCGGTTTACAGCGAGCCCGACGAGGAGACGGGAGAACGCGAGGTGATTGGCGACGAGCCCAATCCCGATTGCAAGATCCCGGCCGGCGCGATCGAGATCACCGACGAGCAGTGGATGGAATTCATCTCCAATACCGGCCGCCGCAAATGGGACGGCACGGCAGTCGTGCCATACTATCCACCGGCGCCACCAGTCACCCAGGCCGACTACTCCGCCGCGATCCAGGCGCATCTCGACGCCAAAGCCCGCGAGCGCCAGTATGACGGCATCCACACGGCGATCGGCTACCGGGACGATCCGAACCCGAACTTTGCGGCCGAGGCAACCGCGCTGTTTGCATGGCGCTCGGCCGTCTGGACGTTCTCCTCGGCCGAGCTGGCGAAGGTGATGGCGGGAGAGCGGCCGCAGCCGACCGTCGCCGAGTTCATGGGCGAGCTTGAGGCGGCTTGCCCCTTCGTTTGGCCGATGGAGCGGGCGGCGATGCTCGGAGGGGAATTGCCGTCCGAGTAGGCGCTCAGATCGCTCGCGTCACCACCTGAGCCGCGACCGATACCAGCAATGCCGCCAGTGCGACGGCCGTTCCAAATCGCGCGATCTTCATTCGGCGCCCGCGAGCGCCATCCCAATCATAGCCCATCATGTTCCCCCAGCCGGCATCATGCCGTGCCTTGGATGGTGGCCTGTTTTCCTAACGAAGAGGTAAATGCACTGGCTCGGGAAACTCTTCCCGTCGCTCTCGAATGTTCGGGGATGATTCCCGCCCGGTGTATGCCGGGCGGCAGATCACTTCGAGTTAACGGCAGGTAATGTCACCGGTGTAAGCCCATCTGGTGCAGGTGACCTGTTGCGGCTGGGGCTGAACGGTTATGCGTGGCTGTGCCGCGGCCATATCCTCGCGCGCGCTTGCACGTTGACGCCGGGCGATCTCACCCTCGGTTTCAGTCTTGATGCACCAGCCAAACTCGCCTGACTTCTCTGTAACGCCCTGGGCGTAGCAGCGCTGTTTGATGACTTCGGCAAGCTGCTTGCGCTGGGTGAAGCTCATTTCCTCGACGGTCTGTGTTTGACAGCCGGCCAGAAACGCCGCGGCCATGACCGCGGACAGTATGCGTATTTTCATGAAAGCCCCCACAACTGACAGGGCAATCAACCAGATCGCCGGCAAGTTGTCGAGCTGGCAAGGTTCACTCTCAACAAGGACATCGCTATGACCTACCGCCTACCGCTGGAATGGCTCCAGCCGGTGAAGATGTCGCGCATCATCGCGCACTGGAGCGCCGGCGCCTATCGAGCTTCTGAGCTCGACAAGGAGCACTATCACTTCATCGTCGAGGGATCCGGCAATGTGGTCCGCGGTGATCACACGATTGCGGACAACGTGAACACGACCGACGACGATTATGCGGGCCATACGCGCCGCTGCAACACCGGATCGATCGGCGTTTCACTCGCCTGCATGGCCGGCGCAGTCGAAAGCCCGTTCCACGCCGGCAAGTTCCCGATGACGGAAACACAGTGGCACCGCGCCATGGACGTCATCGCGCACCTGGCCGAGTTCTACAAGATCCCGGTCACTCCGAAGACGATCGTTTCCCATGCTGAGGTTCAGCCGAACCTGGGCATCCAGCAAGCCGGGAAGTGGGATTTCACCCGCCTTCCGTTCGCGCCGAACGTCATCGGCGCCAAAGCATGCGGCGACAAGATGCGCGCCGAAGTCAAAGAACGTCTCTAACCACCTCCAACATCGAAGGAAAATCACATGCGCTTTCTGCTTCTGGCAGCGGCGGCCTTTGTGCTGTCCGCTTGCACCTCGACGACCTCAATCGACACTGCGATTCAGAAGAACCTTCCGCAGGTTTGCTCTGCCGCGGCAACGGCGCACTCAGCGTTCGTGATCGTCGCCAGCACCGGCAACGTCAAACCCAAGACGGTCGCGAAGGAGGCGGCAGCCTGGGCGGCTCTGGAAATCGTCTGCAAGGATCCGGGCAGTGTCACCGCCGCAACCGCGCTCGTGAAGGCTGCCGAGGCCTATGCCGCAATCACGCTCGCGATGCGCGAAGCCAAGGCGGTGGAGTAAGCTGATGGACGCAAAGCAGGCCCTCGAAGAGAAAATCGCTCTGGCAGTCATCGGCGCGGTCCGAGACCCGGCCGTCCCGGCTGATGCCGCGGCGGCCCGCCCAATCATCAACGCCGTTTCGGAGAAGATCGCGCCGGCAATCGTTCATGCGACGAACAACGAACCGATCTGGCAAAGCCGGGTGACGATCGGCGCGGTGGCCGGCCTGATCGGCGGCACCTATGGCCTTGTCCTTGACTTCCTCGATGGCACGTTGCCGACGGCTGAAAGCCTGACGGCTCAGGTCGTCGTGATCGCGGGTGCCGCGCTCACCCTTTACGGGCGCTGGGCGGCGAAGAAGCCGCTCGGCGATTAAGCCTTAATGGCCGCCCCGGTAATTCGGGGCGGCCTTCTTTTTCGAGAGGACGAGCGACACGAGGGGAAGCAGTTCATGGCACCAGCAGACATTGATGCGGCAGTGCATCGCCAGCTTGGCGAACTGGCGGCGGGGATGCGAGCCCTGCAAGATTCCATGCGCCGGATAGAAGAGGGCGCCGATCGCGCGGAAGACAAGGCGGCGGAAAGTCGCGCGGCAGTCCATCGCCGAATGGACGAGCTTGTTGGCCGGGTTGGCCACCTCGAGACTTCGACCGCGACGATCGTTGCCGATGTGGCGGAGATGAAGCCGGTAACCGATGACGTGCGTCGGTGGAAGTTGATGGGAATCGGCGCGCTCGGCGTCACCGGCATTGCGGCGATGGCGCTCGGCGTGAGCTTCGCCGAGGCTATCAGGCGGGTCGTGTTTGCTCTGGTCGGGAAAGGCTGAAAAAATGGCCCCGGACGCATGCGCGATCGGGGCCTCCCAGGATGTGTTGCAACGGGCTCCACCTCAGGGACGGAACAATGGAGCCCTAGCCTCGATCCGCAGGGGTGTGGACCATAGGCGAATCCAAACCGTCATCTACCGGAGAGGTGAGCGCTTCCACATTTTGCCATGGCCGGGTTGCGACCGGCTCGTCTAGATATGTCAGGTATTTGAGAGCGACGTCCTCGCGGACGCCGCTTAGGTAAAGATCGATAAGTCGTTTTGCGATCGGTTCCGCCGCCTTGCATTGCCGCGTCAAACCACGCTCGCGCAGGACTTCTTTGAAGACGTTCTCGATCTGATTCATTTCGCGAGGGAGAATTGCCATCGTTCTGGGCAGGGAATGCAT